CGACTATCCGATGTATCCGGGTCAGTGGTCGGAGATCTTCGAGAAGCACACGTCCGATAAGGCCGTTGAAATCGAAGTCGAAGTCAAGCTGCTTGGTCTGGCTCAGATCAAGGCTGAAGGCGCCTCGACCGCCTACGGTGAAATGGGTCAGCGGTTCGTCACGAACTACGTGAACCGCTACACCAGCATCGGCTTCATCATCACCCGTCAGGCTATCAAGGATAACCTGTATCAGTCGTCGTTCCCGCTGCAGGCGAAGGCTCTTCGCCAGTCGATGGAACAGACCAAGGAAGTTCTCGGCGCGTCCGTTCTGAACAACGGCTTCTCGTCGAACTTCCCGATTGGTGATGGCCAGCCGCTGTTCTCGACTCAGCACCCGATTGATAACGGTGTTGTCGCCAACACCTTCTCGATCCAAGCTGACCTGAACGAAACCTCGCTTCAGGACGCCATCGTTGGCGTTCAGCGCTTCCGTGATGCTGCGGGCCTCCGCATCATGACGAAGCCGACGAAGCTGATCGTTCCGGCTGAACTGCAGTGGACGGCTACCCGCCTGCTCCAGTCTCAGTTCCGCGTCGACACGGCGAACAATGATATTAACGCGATTTACAACAACTCTGCGGTTCCGCAGGGTCATCGCGTTAACATGTTCCTGACCGACACGAACGGCTGGTTCCTGCTGACTGACGCTCCGAATGGCTTCAAGTACTACGAGCGTGAAAAGCTGGAAACCGACGTCTACACGGACTTCGACACCGACAACCTCAAGGCGAAGGCCATTGAGCGTTACTCGTTCGGCTGCTCGAACTTCCGCGCAGGCTGGGGTTCGCAGGGCGCTTCCTAAATCCCGGGGGTGGGGCTTCGGCCCCACCCTTAGCTATGGAGAAACATCATGACTCATTTCTCTGACGGCGTTCGGGAAGGCAGGAACTTCGCTAACAACGGGACCGCCACCGAACCCGGCGTTCGGATGTCGCCGATCAACGTGTACAACGTGGTTCCGGCTACGCTGGACGCCGACGGCATCTGCGCTCAGCAGACGCTGGCTGCGGCTGGCAACGCTACGCTGAACGGCGCCTTGGCTTCGGGGGGCACCGTCACGCTCGACGTTCCCCGGAACGTCGTTGTCGACGCTGCTGGCGCTGCTACGGCTGTGCTGACCATCACGGGCACCGACATCTACGGTATCCCGATGTCGGAAGCGATCACGCTGAACGGCACGACCGCTGTTGCCGGTAAGAAGGCTTTCAGGACGATCACCCGTATCGCGGCTTCGGCTGCTGCCACCGATTTCTTCGTGGGCACCGGTGACATCTTCGGTCTTCCGATCCGTGCAAACACTCGTAACTACGTGCTGACCGCGTGGAACGGTGCTTTCGTGACGACCGGCACGTTCGCTGCCGCCGATGCGACCGCCGCAACGACCACCACCGGCGACGTTCGCGGTACTTTTGCTCCCGCTGACGCTGCTGATGGTACGAAGCGCCTGACGCTCTGGGTCTTCGTCTTCGACGACGACACGCAGGCCGGCATTTACGGCGTTGCTCAAGCCTAATGATTGGGGCGGCCTTCGGGTCGCCCCAGTTATATGGAGACCGGAATGCGCGCTAAGAAAGACTTTCAGTTCAAGGCTAAGCATAAGAACCCGAAGGGCGGTCTCAACGAGGCTGGCCGAAAGGCTTATAATGCTGCCACTGGGAGTAATCTGAAGCGTCCACAACCGGAAGGCGGTTCGCGTCGCGATAGCTACTGCGCTCGCTCTGCTGGCCAGATGAAGATGTTTCCGAAGGCTGCTAAGGATCCTAACTCTCGGCTGCGGCTCGCCCGCAAAGCGTGGAACTGCTGACATGCGTGGTAAGAAGAACTTCATCGCCGAAGCCATCAAAAAGCCCGGCGCCCTCCGCAAACAACTCGGGGCGAAGGCTGGCAAGCCGATCCCTGCAGGCAAGCTCGAAGCCGCCGCAAAAGCGCCCGGTAAGCTGGGTCAGCGCGCTCGCTTTGCCATGACTCTTAAGGGGATGAAATAATGCCTGATGCAGTTAACTCGCAGACTTTGTTTGACGGCGACAGCCAAGCCGTCATGAAGTTTAACAACGTGTCCGATGGGACCGGCGAAACTGCCGTTCTAAAGGTCGACGTTTCGGCGCTGAAGGCAAACTACATTGGCAAGGAGTGCACAGGCGTCGATATTCGTCGCATTATCGCTTCGATCAATGGCATGTCTGTCAACATCCTGTGGGATGCAACGACCGACGTTAGTGCCTTTATCGTCTCCCCGGGTATGTATACCTTTGACTTCAGCACCAGCGCGATCCTGCGGAACAATGCTGGCGCCGGCAAGACTGGCGACATCATGTTCACCACTATCGGGGCCAGTTCTGGCGACACCTACAGCATCACCCTTGATATGATTAAAATCTACGCCGCATAGGAGCATCTATGATCACTCGCGCATATCAGAACGCCAATGGCGAACGTCAGGAAATCGCGATGACCGTCGCTGAGTGGGAAGTCCTGACTGTAGAACAGCTGGATGAAATGCTGGGCTTCAAGGCCCCGGCCCCCGCTCCTGCTCCGGTCAAGGCTGTCAAGGCTGCCAAGGCGGCTCCGGCGCCCGTCGTCGAAGCTGAGCCGGAAGCCAAGGTCGAGTAATGCGTGGCCGCAAACAATCGCGTGTGAATGAGGCCGGGAACTACACCAAGCCCGGTCTCCGCGAGCGTTTGTTTAACAGCATCAAGGGCCGAGAGACCCACGGCACCAAGGCGGGGCAATGGTCCGCGCGCAAGGCGCAGCTTTTGGCCAAGGAATATAAAGCCAAAGGCGGCGGTTATGCCGATTAGAAAGCCTCAGCAGTCTCTCAAGGACTGGACTGATCAGAAGTGGACGACGAAGTCCGGCAAGCCGTCGAGCAAGACTGGCGAGCGGTATCTCCCCGCGGCGGCGATTAAATCGCTGACTCCGAGCGAATATGCTGCTACGACTAAGGCCAAGCGCGAAGGCAAAAAGGCGGGTAAGCAGTTTGTCGCTCAGCCCAAAGCCATCGCCAAAAAGGCGGCGAGGTTCCGATGACCACTTCGGGCACATATAATTTCGGCACGACCGAACAGATCGATATCATCACGGAAGCCTACGAACGCGTGGGGCGGAACCCCTCGTCGCTGGCTTCCAACGACATCGACAGCGCCCGTCGCTCGATCAATTACATGTTCTCCGACTGGGCGAACAATGGCCCGAACCTGTGGGCCGTGGATCTGCAGTCGATTGTGCTGACCCCGGGCACGCTTTACTACGATCTGCAGCCACGCACGGTCTCGCTGCTTCAGGTCTATACGCGCACGATGTCAGGCGCTCAGGCCACTGACCTGATGATGTCGCCGATCAGCCGCGCTGAATACGATGCCATCCCGAACAAGGCACAGCTTGGTCAGCGCCCGTTCCAGTATTATTTTGAGCGCACGATCACGCCACGCATCTACATCTGGCAGGCGCCGCAGAGCGCAGGCGTCACGCTCTTCTATCACCGCATGAAGGTGCAGGAGGACGCTGGCGCGTTCACGGATAGCATGGATGCTCCGAACCGCTGGATGGAGGCAATCGCTGCCGGCCTCGCTGCGAAGCTCGCTGTGAAGTTTGCGCCTGACCGCCTACAGTTCCTTCAGGGCCTTGCCGATGGCGCCTATGATCGTGCAGCTGCTGAAGACCGTGAAAGGGTGCCGCTCCGCATCACCATTGATCCCACCGGAGGCTACTGATGCAGTACGCATATGGACGGGGAAAGAAGCATCGGACCGGGCCCGAGTTCGATGCCAAGGATCCGAGAGCTATCGCGATATGCGATGGCTGCGGCTTCCTCGTGCAGCACACTCATCTCCGGGAGAAGAAGGACTATCGCGGCGGCTCGACCCCGGTGGGGCTGAAGCTCTACGTCTGCGCCTCGTGCGACGATGTCCCGCAGCCCTATTTCAGCCGCCTGCTCCTGCGTCCCGATCCTGTGCCGGTGAGGAATCCTCGTCCCGATTCGCAGGACGCTCAGACGGATGCTCAGGAGGTCGCTGCTAACGCTTTCTCGCTTTACCTGAATCAGCTATACGGATTGGCATAATGGCTAACGTAAAGATCCCTGACCTTACAGCAGCCACCACCCCGCTCGCGGGGACCGAACTGCTGGAGATCGTCCAGAGCAGCTTCAGCCGCAAGGTGGCAGCCTCTGACATCGCGGCGACGGCAACGAACGTCCGCACGGTCGCAACTGGCGGCACCGGCGCGGCAACGCTCACGGGCTACGTCAAGGGCAACGGCACGTCGGCGATGACGGCGGCTGCGACGATCCCGTTCTTGGATCTGGCGGGGCGCGCGTTTGCTCAGCCGTCTAGCTCTGTGGATCAGACGGGTAACGTGTCGGCGGGGACCGCAATTACGTTTAACACCGACCTGACCGGTACTGGCATCAGCGTCGTTGCCAGCACGCAGATTACGTTTGCTGTTGCTGGCACGTACATGCTCGCGCCGTCGATTCAGTTTGTTAACTCAGCCGGTGCAGATCACACCGTCACCGTCTGGTTCCGTAAGAACGGCACGAACATCGCCAACTCTGCCACAATCATTACCATTCCAAAGACATCCGAAGGTGGCTCCGGCATGTTTAGCCTGAGTTTCTTTGATACTGTCACGGCGGGTCAATACATTGAGATCATGTGGCTTCCGGGGAACGTTGCCGTAACAGTTGAGCACCTCGCCGCTGGCGCCATTGCTCCGGCGATTCCGTCGATTCTCTGCCCTGCAATGCGAATCGCCTGATGATCGAGGAACTCATCAGCCGCGTGTTTTACGCACGCAATCTGGCGCACTTCGAGCATTGGCGTGCCAAGGGCGAAGGCAGCTTCGCCAAGCACATGGCTCTGGGCGAATTCTACGACGGCGTGATCGACACCATCGACCCGCTGGTCGAGGCGTATCAGGGGGCCTTCTCGCTGATCGGCGCCATCCCGGCTCCTGAGCAGACCATGAGCGACAGCCTGAAGTGCCTAGAGGCCGACGCTCAGTGGATCGAGGCGAATCACGAAAAGATTTCCAAGGGCAACCGCGCCGTTGGGAATCTGATCGACACCCTCACGGCGGTGTATCTCTCGGCCATCTACAAGCTGCGGAACTTGCGATAATGATGGTCGACATCAACACAATCGTAACCGTACTGACATTTGTTGGTGGTTTGATCGGTGTATGGACGACGCTGAGCAACCGGCTGACGAAGCTGGAGACGCGTCTGCAGTTTGGCGATGAGCGCTTCCAGTTGATCGACCGCCGGTTTGATGAAATGATCACTCACCTGAGGCGGATTGAAGATCGTCTGCAACAGGTGGCTGACCGATAACCTAACTGAAGGGGAGCCCTGTGAGCTTCTGGGATCGCTTCGAAAGTAGCCGCGAGGGCATTGAGGACACGATTGAGTTCACGATCCGCACGGCGGTCATGACGCTTGCGGCGGTCATCCTCGTCGTCGTCATCGCTATGGTCGCTGGCATGTTCGTCTCAAACGAGATTGTGAGCAGCGAGAAGGTCTTCGAGATCATCGGACCCGCGTTCAACACCATCGTCGGTGCGTTCGTCGGCCTGCTGGGTGGCCTGAGCCTTAACGCCAATGCGCGTGACGCAAAGCCAGCGGAGCCGACTCCGGTCGAACCTGAGCCCCTGCCGGCGCCTGAGCCTGAGCCTATGGCTGCTGCCCCGGAGCCTGAGGCCGACGAAGACGATGATGACATGGCTCCGTGGGAAAAGTATCGCAACGACCTGCGCTATGACGCTAACGGCGACGGCGTGGTGGACGAAAACGACTTCCCAGATTGGCGAAGCGCGGGGCGGTAATGGCTGGCAATCTCTCCACCGTTGAACTGATCGGCCAGCTTTGGCCGATTGTTCTGGCGTTCATTTCGCTGGTGATTATCCTCGCCAAGATGGACGTTCGCCTCGCTGTGGTTGAGGAGAAGGTCAAGGCGCTCTTTGATCTGTGGAACAAGAAATGAGCCTTGTAACTCTCCAGCAGAAGATCGGCGTCACGGCTGATGGCGTATTCGGTCCGGGCACGTTTAAGGCCGCCGCCGCCTACTACAAGCTGAACAAAAACCGCGCGGCGCACTTCTTTGCCCAGACGGCGCACGAGTCAGGGAACTTCACGGCGTTCAGCGAGAACCTGAACTACGGCGCGAAGGGCCTGCGCGGCATCTTCGGCAAGTACTTCCCCACGGAAGCTATGGCCAAGGCGTATGAGCGCCAGCCGCAGAAGATCGCCAACCGCGTCTATGCCAGTCGCATGGGCAACGGCGTCGAGGCGTCCGGTGACGGCTGGAAATACCGCGGTCGCGGCGCGCTGCAGCTGACGGGTAAGTCGAACTATCAGGCGTTTGCGGACTACATCGACCGCCCGGACGTGATGGAGAACCCGGGGCTGGTGGCGACTGAGCTTTGCTTCGAGTCGGCGCTGTGGTTCTTTGACAAGAATAAACTCTGGTCCATCTGCGACCAAGGCATCAACGACGCCGCCATCCTCGCTTTAACCAAGCGTATCAACGGCGGCACGCATGGTCTCGACGACCGCGAGGCGAAGACGAAGAAGTTCGCTAACTGGCTCTAAGGAGATTATCATGGACCTGAAGAAAATGGCGCTCAATGCCGCCAAGAAAGAAGCCGAGAAGATTGTCGTCAACAAGGTCACCAAGGGTGTGATCGGCGACCCCCACCCGCCTCAGCGCTCGCTGATGGAGAAGCTGATGAACGTGAAAAACAAAGGCGTGATTGCGTTCGCAGCCGTTGCAGCCTTAATTGCAGCAGTCGCTGAATTGATGTAGGGTTTCGCTATGGCCACGGCGATGACCTATACCAGCTTGCTGAACGACCTCCGGAACTATCTGGAGCGCGGGGCAACGCTTGCGACGGATCCTTCGGTCTACCTCCAGCTTCCCAGCCTGATCGGCCTCGCTGAGCGCCGCCTCGCCCGGGAACTGAAGATCCAAGGCACCGTCACCGTCGTCTCATCGACCATGACTGTGGGAGAGCCTACCTACCCCAAGCCCGACCGCTGGCGCGAAACCGTCAGCATCCGTGTTGGCACCGGCACCGGCTACAATACCACGCAGGAAGTCTTCCCGCGCGCGTATGAATATATGCGCCAGTACTGGCCGAACCAGACGCTGACCGGGACGCCGAGGTTTTATGCTGATTATGATTATTCGCACTGGTTCTTCGCGCCTACACCGAACGCCCCGTTCCCTTACGAACTGATCTATTATGAACTGCCGCCGCTTCTCGGTGACGACGTTCAAACGAACTGGTTCACGGAATACGCGCCAAACGCCTTGCTCTACGCCTCGCTTATGGAGGCCGCCCCGTTCCTCAAGAACGAAGAGATCATCCCGATCTGGCAAGGATTCTACGACCGATCCGTCGCCGCGCTGAACGGCGAAGATATCCGCCAGATTGCTGATCGTGGCATCATCCGCAGGGAGGATTAAAGGTGCCCAGTTTCACAAACACTTTCGGCGGTACAAACATTTACGCTGCGAACGTCAGCTATCGCGCCATCGCGCTGACTGCCAACGTAACGCTGACGTGGCCGACTGAAGTCGCCACCAACACCAACGTCGTTGCCTCCATCATGGACGTCACGCCGTCTGTGGGCAGCCTTACAATCCGCATGCCCGACGCTTCGCAGGCTTCGGTCGGTGAGACGGCGCTGTTCTTCAATGTCGGCGCGTTCTCGTTCACGGTCGCTGACAACAGCGGCAACACGATCCAAACGATTGCCTCCGGCGAAGCGTGGCAGATCTACCTCACCGGCAACTCGACCGTAAACGGCACATGGCGCGCGATTGAATACGGCGCCGGCACGTCCTCTCCGTCCGCGAGTGCGCTGGCTGGGGCTGGCCTCAAGGCCATCACGACGACGCTGAATCAGGCTGCGCCGACGACGCTGCTGTCAGCAAGCTATACGCTCACGTCCTCAGACCGCGCTCGCGTCCTCGTGTGGAACGGCGGCGCTGGCACGTTCACGATGCCGTCGGCAGCTGCGGTCGGAAACGACTGGTTTTTCGACGCGCGCAACTCCGGCTCAGGCGGTCTGACCATCGCTCCTGCGGGCGGCGAACTGATCAACGGCCAAGCGTCTCTGGTGTTCAACCCGGGTGATAGCGCGCGGATCCTGACTGACGGCACCAGCTTCTACACAATTGGCTACGGCCAGAGCGCGGCGTTCGCGTTCGACTATGTGTCGATCAGCCTGACCGGTCAGCCCAGCCCCTACACGCTCTCGGGCACCAACCTGAACCGTGTGGCCTATCAGTTCAGCGGCGTCCTGATCGCGAACATGCAGATCATCGTGCCGAACACGATCCAGCAATACTGGGTCCGCAACACGACGACCGGAAGCTACACGCTCACCGTTAAGACCGCTGCCGGCACCGGCGTCACTGTCGTTCAAAACGGCGCGGCTATCCTGTACTGCGACGGCACGAACGTCGTCGAGGCTGACACGAACAACCTGTCGACGCCAATCGCCATCGCTCAGGGCGGTACCGGCGCCACCACTGCCGGGACGGCGCTTATCAATCTCGGCGGCACGTCGCTGGGTATCGGGATCTTTACCGCCGTCAACGCTGCCGTGGCGCGCGCGTCCATTGGCGCGGCTGCATCGGGCGCCAACAGTGACATTACGTCCCTCTCGGGCCTTACGACGCCAATCAGCGTGGTTCAGGGTGGCACTGGCCAGACGAGCTACACGAACGGACAGTTGCTTATCGGCAACACTACCGGCAACACGCTGACCAAGGCGACGCTGACCGCTGGCGCAGGCATCTCGATTACGAACGGCACTGGCTCGATTACGATTTCCGGTACGGGCCCTGACACGTTTCCGGGCGTCGGCATCGCGTACTCCACCGGCACGGCATGGGGCACCTCTTACAGCACGAGCGGCACCGGCTTAACGGTCGCCCTCAGCGCAAACCCGGCGCTCACCGGTACGCCCACGGCTCCGACTGCCGTCGCCGGCACGAACACCACGCAGATCGCAACGACCGCCTTCGTCGTCAGTACCGCGTTCTCTGTCGCCCTTCCGGGTCAGGCAGGCAACGCTGGTAAGTTCATCACGACCGACGGCACGTCCGCAAGCTGGAGCTTCGTTCCGCTTACCTCTGGGGTTTCCGGTATTCTGCCGGTCGCTAACGGCGGTACGGGCGCTTCCACGCTGACGCTCAACAACGTCATCCTTGGTAACGGCACCAGCGCGGTTCAGACGGTTGCGCCGGGCGCTAACGGGAACATCCTGCAGTCGAACGGCACGACGTGGGTGTCGACCACGCCGGGGCCGTCTGGTGCCACGCTCAGCAACGATACGACCACGAATGGCACACGTTTCCCGATCTTCGCTGACGCCACGTCTGGCGCTGCTATCACGGTCTACACGAGCAGCCCGAACTACACGTTCAATCCGCTCAGCGGGATTTTGAAATCGAAAGCGTTCAACGCATCAAACAGCTTTTTCATCAGCGACAACACGCTTATTGAGAGCTATACGGTTGTTTCAGGACAGAACGCTATGTCTGTTGGACCCATCACAGTCCCCTCAGGGATGGCAGTGACGGTTTCATCAGGCGCTCGGTGGGTAGTGATCTAAGATGAGCACAATCAAATCAGGTACCACCAGTGGTCAGGCCATTGCCGTAACCGGTGATACGACCGGCCTGTTGGTGTTCCAAACAAATGGCAGCACCACTGCACTCACGCTTGGTGTAGATCAGTCCGCTACGTTCGCAGGGAACGTAACTGTGACCGGTACGCTTACGGCTACTGGCGGCCTCACGGGGATATTGCCGGCTGTGAACGGTGGTACAGGACTGTCTTCGTCGGGTACCGCGGGCAATGTCCTCACGTCCAATGGAACTACGTGGGTTTCGCAAGCTCCGGTTAGCGGTGCAGAACCATTTGTGTTATTCGTAAACGGCGGCAACACGGCACCGGGTGATCCCCAGTCCGCGCTTGGTATCATCTAAGGAGCAAAACATGGCCACGGCTGCTCAATACGCTTCAGTCCCAGTCTTCGGATCAGCAACGCTGTCAACGGCTGACACGTCTCTCACGGCACCCACCACTGTCGGCACCGTCTTGACGGCTGGCGCATCTGGTACGCGTATCGACTATATCGACATTCAGGGCGTGGCCACGACGGTAGCCGGCCTGATCAATCTGTTTGTCTTCGATGGCACGAACTACATCCTGTGGACGCAGGTGCCTGTGCAGGCCGTCACGAGCAGCACGACTGCTCCGGCTTTTCAGGTGGTTCTGTCCAGCAACGGCAACTCGAACATCATGCCGCTGACGCTGCCTACTGGACACTCGCTGCGTGCCGCCACTAGCATTGCTCAGACGGGTGTTCGGGTCAGCGCATACGGAGGTAACTTCTGATGAACCGTGGCACTTACGGGTATCCGCTTCCGCCTAACTATGCGACGCGCGTAGCTCCTCCGTCGTGGATTAGTAGTCGCGCCTATTTCATTCCGGGGACGTACAATGATTTCATTGTTCCCCAGAATGTTTTTCAAATTTACGCATTCGTCGTAGGTGCTGGTGGATCTGGTGGTCTAGAAAACTCAAATGGCACTGGAACTGGCGGCGGCGGAGGTGGCTTTGCCGCAGGGATCATTGATGTTGTCCCCGGTCAAACGCTGCCAACCATCACGGTTGGTTCAGGCGGCGCTGCGGTAACCGCCACGTCAAACGGAAATGCGGGTGGGACTTCTTCTCTTGGTACGTTGCTTACAGCAACGGGTGGTGGCGCTGGTTTGCAACAGGCCACTGCGACCGCTGTAATAATTGCAGGAGGCGCGGGGGGCGCCGGTACCGCTGCTGCTGGTATTCGATCTTCTTTCACGGCGACTGGCGGTGCCGGGGGCGGAAAAACGGTAGCTAATACCTCTAATATTTGTGGCTTTGGCGGCGGCGGCGCGGGTTCAATTTTTGGTACAGGTGGCGCCGGCGGTTCAATAAGCGGCGCAGCTAATCATACTAATATTACTACAGGTGGTGGCGGATTTGGCGGTGCCGGCGGCTCTATTCCTTCTTCGGCCACAGCGGTTATATCTAACAGCAACACTGGCGGTGGAGGTTTGTTTGCTGGTGGTATTAGAAGCGCTTTTGCGACTGGTAGTACGGGTAATTGCGCTACCGGCGGTGGAGGTTCTGCGACTCCGGGCCAACCAAATTTGGTTACTGGGGCTACAAACGAATCAAGTAATGGCGGTAGCGGTATATTAACTATAGGTGGCCTACAAAGTGAAGGCGGCACCGGTGGATCCGGAAGCAGCGTAGCAAGTGTATCGGATACATTTAACTATCTTACAGCCTTTGTCTCTCCGGGTATTTTTAACGGATCAGGCGGCGGAGGTGGCGGTTCTGTTGGCGGAAATGGCGGCATTGGTGGCGGCGGCGGCGGCACCAGTGGGATTGGCGGCATTGGAGGCGGCGGTGGCGGCGGGACTTCGAGAAACGGCGGCGCCGGTGGTTTGGGTGGTGGTGGCGGCGGCGCGCGGAGTGGCAGTAACACCATTGGTGGCAGCGGTGGTATTGGAGGTGGCGGTGGAGGTGTGGGAGGTAATCCACTTTTCTCCTCCGGCACCGGCGGCTCTGGCATGGTTGTTCTGATGTGGACGGAGGGTTATTGATATGCGCAAAGCATGGATTGAAAACGACCGCATCCGCGACATCTGCCAAGGCGGAGATCCGAACGCCTGCTACCACCCCGACGTGGCAGTCTTCTACGACACTGAAGTCCCTGACGACGCTGTTAACGGTGACGGCTGGGTCGACGGCGTTCTGGTGAAGCCTGAGCCTTACGTGCCGCCGGTGATCGAAGCCCCCGCTGAAGAAACTCCGACGGAGTAACGCGCATGTCCACGACCATCAGCGGCGATACCGGGGTTACGTTTCCTAACGCGTCCGTGCAGTCGGTCGCGGTATCGCAGGCGACGCCTTTCTCTGTCACGGCTTCGGCCATCGGAGGCGCTGAGATTCAGCTTCCTGAGGCAACGAACAATGGCGTGAGCTACGTCGCCTTCAAGGCTCCAAACTCGCTGGCCGGTATTACAGAGTGGACGCTGCCTGCCGCTGATGGCACGAATGGCCAGTATCTGCAGACGAACGGAACGGGGCAACTGACGTTTGCGAGCGTCTCTCCGGGCGGTACAACGGGTCAGGTGCAGATCAACAATGCCGGCGCGTTCGGGGCCATCGCTTCGGGTACCGCTGGGCAGGTGCTGACGTCGAATGGCGCTGGGGTAGCACCGACGTTTGCGGTACCACCGCCGCCGCCCATTGACGATGCGCTGCTGTTTGCTTGGTTCCTGTCGTAATTTTCGTGAGGTGATGTGACATGTCTACTGTCGAGGTAAAAGCCGCCACAAACAAGCGAGCTTCAGGCGCTACCCCGGTCGTGCTTTACACGGTGCCGGCTGGTAAGCAGGCTGTCGTTCGCACGGTAAATATTACCAATACGACTCAGAATTCCGCTAGCATATCGCCCGTACTCGGTCTTCGCAGGTCGGGTTCTATTACCGCGCTTTCATCGCCCACCATCGCTGACTTGGCGTCTGCAAACATGCTTACGGCGCCGATCACGATGATTTCTGGTGATGAACTGGTAACGACCGAAGTGAATGCTGACACTTTTGGGGAGGTGGTAACGGCGCTTTTCCCCGACGGAACCAATGCCGCTGGCGTAGCTATTGTTGATGGTAACACAATTATTTGTTGCAACGCGAGCGGAATTTATAGGAGCACGAACGCCGGCGTTACGTTTACGCAGGTTTCTTCTTTAGTTTGCAGCATTGCAATTGTTTCTGCGAAAATTGGGACAGATTATTTTATTTACCAGAGCACAACCTCTGCTCGGCGCTCAACTGATGGTGGCATCACTTGGACAACCCAAGCTGTAACTAACGCTCCTAATTTCGTCGGCGGAACTGGTTACCGTATTTCCGCTCCCGGTCACATTGTATATAATGGCACAGTTTACGGAGGTCTTACGAGTGCCAGCCAGCTTTCTACTACGACAAACGGAATTACGTGGACCAATGTGGCCGCCGCATTTCCCTCTACTGTGGATTGCCTTGTCTGGAGCGGAACTCACTGGATCGCCGGTCGTAACAGTGTTACCTCAGAAATCTATCGCAGCACAGACGGGGCCTCGTGGTCGACTGTGTTAGCGAGGACTAATAATAGCGGTCAGGGGATAGGTGGCTTGGCTACGAATGGGTCAGGCGTAATCATAACGGGCAATGAGGCCGGTACTGCGATTGGGCGTAGCGCCGACCACGGCGCCACTTGGTCTGATCAAACTTTGCCATTTACTATAAGTAATACTAGTCAAAATAGTGCAGTTTTTTACATTGGGAGTAATTTTTTTATTTTTAACCAAAGCGCCCAAGCAAACTACAGTCCTACTGGTTTGACGGGAAGCTTTGTGGCCACGGGTGCCCGGTTCAATTTTACCCCAGCGGCCTCGGATGCTTACGGTGTCAATGCAACGAACGTGTTTTATACCGGTGCCAGCGGAACGCCCCTTCGCACATCCACGCTCACCATCCCCACCGCTTTCGCCGGCATGGACGTGACCGCCGCGATCCTTGAGGTGACGCCGTGACGCGGCCTTGCGTAGCTTATACTGAATCGGAGTAACCCATGCCGACAACCATCAACGCAAGCAACACCAGCGGCGGCGCGATCATCACACCCGACGGCTCCGGCGTTCTGGAGTTGCAGTCTGGCGGCGTGACGGGGCTGACGGTTAGTGGCGCGAACGTCACGGTGGCTGGCACGCTGACGGCGACGGGTGGTATTCCGCAGATCACAACGGCCCTGACGTCACCTGTCTCGGTCATCGGTAACGCCACTGCAGGCGCTGAGATCCGCCTGCCTGAGGACACGGATAACGGCGCGAATTACGTTGCCATCAAGGCGCCGAACGCGCTGGCTGCGAACCTTACGTTTACGCTGCCGACTGCTGACGGAACGAATGGGCAGTATCTCCAGACGAATGGCTCAGGGCAGCTTGCGTTTGCGACGGTGCCTACGACCTCTCCGGGTGGCACTACGGGGCAGATTCAATTTAATAACGCGGGTGTGTTCGGCGGTGTTACGGCTGTTCCCGTTGCAAATGGCGGTACGGGCGCGACGACGCTGACGGCTAACGCTGTGCTTATAGGTAACGGCACGTCTGCGGTAACAGCGGTTGCTCCGGGCGCAGCGGGCAATCTGTTGACGAGCAATGGGACGACGTGGGCGAGCGCAGCTGCTCCGGCATCAAGAACTTGGACGACGTTTACGTCCACTGGAAGTTACACAGTCCCCGCAGGTGTTACATCTATTCGCGTGTATGCGTTTGGTGCGGGGGGTAACGGATCAAGTAGTGGCGGCGGCGGCGGCGGCGGCGGCGGATGTGCTTTTGGGACAGTAGCCGTTTCGCCGGGAGACACTCTTAGTATTACGATAACTTCTTCGTCTACCACGGTTGTTCGTAGTGGCGTCACGCTCTTTACAGCAAACGCAAGTACTAATGCTACCAGCAGTTCCGGTAGCGTAGGTGGCACCGCATCAATCCATGCTTCAGTCACTAGCGGCGCAGCCTACACAGGAGGAACCGGGGGAACTGGCGGCGGTGGCGGCGGCGGCGGAGGTGGTTCTTCCGCTTCTCCGTTAGGAAATGGTTTTACTGGTGGAGCCGGCGGGGGTGGCGGCGGCGCCGGCTGGGGTGGTAACGGAGGTAGCGGTGGCAGCAGCAGCGGTGCAGGCGGAGGAGGCGGCGGTGTTGGGGGTGCAGGGGGCAACGGAACTAACACCACCCCAGTCCTTAGCGGCGGCGGCGGCGGCTCTGGCGGTGCCGCAAATCAATTCGTAGGCGGAAGTGCAAGAGATCAAATTATACAGGCGTGGAGCGATCCGTTAATGGTTTCTCTTGGCGCTTATGGGGTTGGGGGTAACGGCGCTGCATCTACTCCATCGCATGGGATGCCCAGCGGACCCGGATCAAACGGTGGCGGGGGTGGAGGTGGCATGACTCCTTCACCATCAGGTGCCCCCGGCGGAAGTGGTGGGGGCGCTGGTGGTGGAGCAGATGTTCGCGGAGGCGGTGGCGGCGGAGGCCTTGGCGCATCGTTTGCACCTACCGTTTCCAATTATTATGGTGGTAATGGAGCTTATGGAGGAGGTGGAGGCGGCGGCGCAGGTGGTAGCCCCGGCGGCTCTGGTGGCACCGGCGTCGTTCTTATCTATGCATAAGGGTTTGATATGAAATACGCATTTAATAGCAACGGCGTTTTGCGCGACGTAGTAATGACGCCCCCGCACCTTTTGTTTGTGCCTTCTTATGCCGATCAGTTCATTGAGGTGCCGGATGAGGCCGTGAACGGCTGGCTGTGGGATGGCGAAACGGTATCTGAACCACCCGTTCCTGAGCCTGCACCCGCTCCTCCACCGCCCACCAAGGAAGAGCTTCTCGCTCAGTTACAGGCGCTTCAGGCGCAGATTATGGCACTGGAATAACCGTCGATGCTCGTACCCGTAAACGTCAGATCAGAGGCCGGCATCAAGCGCGACGGCACGAAGTTCGAGGGGAACTTCTACGTCGACGGGCAGTGGTGCCGGTTTCAGCGCGGGCTGCCGCGTAAGATCGGCGGCTATCGGCAGATCAGCAATTTCGCTGAGGGCGTCGTGCGCCAGTTTCACCTGCAGGCGCAGAACAATTTCACCTACACGCACATGGGCTACGGCACCGGGCTGCAGCGCATGACCATCGACAATCTCGGCAACACGAGCTCCGTCACGGACCGGACGCCTACGACCTACGTGGGTGGCCCTGAGTTCATGTGGCAGTTCGATGCCCTGTATGACGGTGCTGGGAGCGCGACGGCGCTGATCGCCCATGCGGTCAATTCGGCGGATGACATTTCCACTGACGGGATCTACTCAGCCTACATCGGGGACGTCATCGGCACGGCGCCCCTGACGCCAATCCCGACATCCGGCGTCTCGGGCGGCGTTGTGGTGCTGCACCCGTATCTGTTTATGTTTTCGTCGAACGGGTTCGTGAAGTGGTCTGACGCGAACGACCCGACGAATTTCGTGACAGGCGACGCGGGCGACGCGTTCATTTCATCCTCGAAGATCGTCAAGGGCCTGCCGCTGCGTGGCGGTGGTCAGAACCCGGCGGGTCTCTTCTGGACGCTCGATAGCCTGATCCGCACGTATTACACGGGTGGCCCGGAGGTGTTCGCGTTCGACACGATTAGCTCGTCGTCGTCGATCATCGCGGCCAACAGTGTGATCGAGTATGACGGCATCTACTTCTGGGTCGGTGATGGCCGCTTCATGATGTACAACGGCGTCGTTCGCGAAGTGCCTAACAACATGAATATCAACTATTTCTTCGACGGGCTGAACCTGCCGTTCGCGAACAAGATTTTCGCCTACAAGGTTCCACGGTTCGGGGAGATCTGGTGGTGCTACCCGCGTGGCGAGGCGACGGAATGCACGCATGCGGTGATCTATAACTTCCGCGAGAACACGTGGTACGACACGCAGCTGCCGAATGCCGGGCGCTCTGCGGGTATCTACTCAGGCTCCCTGAACGAGCCGATTCTTGCCGGCATCGACCCGATCAGCCCGGGCGTGCCTGACATCCGTATCGCGCAGAACGATGATACCCGTATCACGGAGGACAACCAGATCCGCGTCGTGAGCAATGGGCCGACGCGCTATAAGATCTGGCAGCACGAGTTCGGCGTCGACGAGATCGACGGCGCTCAGATCAATGCGGTCGAGAGCTTCTTCGAGACGGGCGACATCGCGCTCATCGTCTCGGATCCGCCGAAGAACCGGGCGATCCACGTCGAGATGATGGAGCCTGACTTCGTGCAGGCCGGCGACATGACCGTGCAGATCACGGGCCGCATCAACGCGCGGGCGCCTGAGGTTTATGGTCCGCTGCGGACGTTCCCGGCAGTGCCCGCTGAGAAGTATGAGCAGCAGGTGTTTTTCAAGGAACAGCGCCGCGAGCTTCGTTTCCGCTTTGCGTCGAACACGGTGGGCGGCAACTACCAGATGGGGCAAGTTATCGTTCACATTGAACCGGCTGATGGGCGGTATCAGTCGTGAAGCGCGTCACGACGACCATCGATCCGCGTATCGTCGACAACGTGGTGGACTGGGCGGACTTCATGTTCCCGTCCATCGAGGACTTCGGCGTGGCGGTCCGCCTCATGGACGAAAGAGATTGGAAAAACTGGGCCTCTGGGTTATCAAGTATCGCGTCCCTCGCCGAGCTTGGAGTTCCCAATGCGTATCAGTTTGACGATTGGCGCGAATGGGCGATGCGTTTTAACGACGTGATTAGTCAGGGATCGTAGGACGATGGCTACCGTTTTTGCCGAAGATGACTACGACGACTACACCGGGCGTATCGGGCCGGATGGTGAGCCTGAGCGTTACAGCACCATGCTCGGTGGCGACCCGCGCCTCCTGCAGCAGCGCGAGTTGGAATCCCGGGCCCGGCGCCTAGCGGAACCTATCCTCATTGATAACTGGTTGAAAAGCATCACCAAAGATGCGCGTGGCACCGAGGCTGCAAGTCAGGTCACGCTTACGCCCGGTGTGCAGTATCAGATTCGCGACTTCACCGGAAACAATGACGGTCAGATTATTGCTTCCGGCAGCACTCCAGAAGAGCTTCTGCGGCTGCAGGACGCTGCACAAGCGCTTGCCCGGCAAGGAACGCGTGCAGATTATCGCCTTGAGCAAGTGGGCGGTCCGGATGTTGCGGCCTTCGCAAAGTACACTGACCCGGCCACCGGTCAGACCGTTCAAGTTATCGGAGGCGATCTTTATAATAAACC